CCTTATAGACATACTAAACGACATAGATACTTTAAGAGAGGGTAATATGGGTAAAGACCAGAAACTAGCACTAGACTGCATAAAGCACGAAGCAAAACTAAAAGGATATGAAATAGATAAGTCAGACATACAATCAGGTGGAGAGCCTTTAACAATGAATACAATTAAAGTAAATGGTAAAAAAGTTAATATAAAGATGGGAGATTAAGATGAGTGAAAAGAGATATTTTATAGATTTAAATGGGGATTTAATGTATTATTATAAACAACCAATAGATACATCAGCAGGAGCTTGGAATGAAGTTATAACCTATAAAGAGAGAGATTATGAGTGATGAAGAAAATCTAAAAGAGAACATTAAAGAAATAACTTACTTTTTAAAGAGATATGAGTTAGAAATAAGCGATTTTTACATTGTTGAGTTTGCTTTAAAGCATCAATTAGATGTAATGATGAATAGCTTGATGGATTACAATAATGCAAAAGGAGATTGATATGGACCATACATTATTAGATTTATTACTAGAAAAAGACATATTCTGTTATTGTGGTGGAACACATCCTTTAGAGGTTAGCTGGGATAACGAAAAGAGAGAAATATCTTTATGGTGTGATAGTGGTTGTGGAAGTGGATTTACAATTAAGGACATAGGAGAACTAGATGCAAAAGAAACTGTTTAGACACCGTAGATGCAAGATTAAGATAAAAGAAACAAAGAAGTGTGTAGATGTGGACATCATCTTGCCTAATAACGATAAGTATGGTAAGAAGTTTATAGACAATAGACCTGATAAAACTATCCCTATGGTAGAGAATGAAGCATTTGAATGGCAGTTAATAGAAGAAACTAACAGATTACTACACGAAACGGGGCAATAAGATGATGGAAATGATATTATTTGTAGGTTTAGGGATATGTATTGGGTTTATGTTACAAGATAAATAAAGAAAGTATAATACTTACAGAGCAGAAAACAAAGAAAGCTTAATATAATTACAAAAGGAGTTAATATGAAGAAGATAATAGAGTTTTTCATTGGAGAAGATAAAGACAGCCAGATATTCTTTTTATGTATTTGGTTTATAATCATATTAGTAATTATCATAGGAGTTATAAAGGCTAAACCTACAGAGATGATGAGTAGTGATTTCCCAACTAGATGCTATAGAACACCATCAAATCTAGCTAATTGCAAGATAAAGAAATACAACATAACTGAAGAATCAATCAATCTATGTGTTAAAGATAAGGCAGATAACAACACTAATTTCTATGGCATTGGGTTCGAAAGTCGTGGTTGTGTAGATGAGATAACCAATAAGATTGAGAAACAAATATTTATTAAGGAATAAAATGGATACAATAGAACTACCAGCATTATTTGAAGGCACACCTGACAAGCTAATACCAGTATTAACAGAAGTCAGCAGATACAAGACTATCCTATTAACAGGTGGTAGAGGTGGTGGTAAGACAGAGTTTCTAGCTAGAGCAGTATTATACTGGGGCGACCAGAAACAAATAAAGGTAGTCTGTGGTAGAGAAACACAAGCTACTATTGAGGATTCAGTTCACGGAACAATATCAAGGATAGTTTCAGAACATAACTTAAATTACAGAGTACAAAAGAGCTACATAGAGCAAGAAGGCAATGGAACTAGATTTATCTTTAAGGGCTTTAAAGAACAAGGTAGAGCTAACATTAAAGGATTAGATGATGTTGAGATAGTATGGGTTGATGAAGCAGAACAAATATCAGGAGAAACCTTAGACATTATCGTACCTACAGTTCGTAATGAAAATGCTATTATGATATTCTCTATGAATCGTAAACATAGAAATGACCCAGTATTCAAGAGATTTGCAGGAGACCCTGAATGTTTACATATTCATATCAACTATGATGAGAATCCTAGCTGTCCACAGATACTATTAGATGAAGCTAATAAATGTAAAGCTAGAGATATTGAAGAATGGAAACATATCTGGGGTGGAGAACCTCGTGACCAAACAGATGATTACCTGTTTAATGTGAAGAAACTAGACGAGATGCTAACTAACAAACCACACGGAGATGTACTAAAACTACAGAGAGTTATAGGATTTGACTATGCAGCACAGGGAAATGACCTATGTGCAGCTACTATCTTAGAGAGAAGAAGTCCATTACATTGGGAGATAATAGACCAGATAACTTGGAGCGACCCTGACCCTGATTACTCTCAAGGTAAGATTATAGCAATTATAGCAGAATACAAACCAGAAGTGAGTGTAATAGATATAGGTGGAATGGGATATGTAGTATTTGCTAGTTTAAGTAAAGTTGGAATACCTATTTATAAGTTTGATGGTTCAAGTAAAGCTTATGATGATTATACCTATCACAACACCAGAGCAGAAGGATACTATGAATTAAAGAATTGGGTAACTAGAAACTACTTAATGTTAAATCCTAAGTTCAAGAATCTAATACCACAGCTAGAACAGATAAGATTCACATACTCTAGGAGCAATGGTAGAAGATTGATAGAATCTAAACAAGATATGAAGAAAGCAGGATTACATTCACCTGATGAATCTGATTCTTTAATGATGGCAGTACACGGAGCAATACATTATCTAGGTAAGACAGATACAGTAGATGTAATAGCTAAATCAACAATTACTCGTAAAGGAGGTAGAAGATGAGTTTTTTAACCTTTCTGCTTTTTATATTTGTTTTAAGTATTTGGTGGAGTGATATAAATGATAGTTAATGTATGCTTTGTTAAGAGAAAACCTTATTACTGGTGGGATTACTTCACAGGTAAATACAAACATTGCTTTATTGCAATAATGGATACTAAACTAATGATATATGATTTCAGTCTAAAAGGAGTTACTATTAAAGAAGCAAATGATGATTCTTTCATTGATGTAGATATAATGCAGGTAAAGGTAAGGGAAAATCGTAAAGGTAGGTACTACCCCCTATTGACTTGTGCTGATTTCTGTGGTAGCATAATAGGGGTAAAGGGAATAACATTAACACCAAACAGATTAAGGAGAAAATTATTATGGGAAGTTCACCAAAAGTAAGGTCAGCAGCACCAGCAGAAATAGAAGCTAAAAAGAGGTCATCAGCACAACTAAGAAGTCAATTATTAGAAACAGAAGGTGGCATACTAGGAGAAGAAGTAGGACAAGTTAAAAAACGAGATACATTGTTAGGAAATTAATATGAGCGAATATGCAGGAATAACTAAAAGGTATGAGAATGCCAAGTCTGTAAGAGCAGAATACACACCGTTATGGAATACAATCTCACGATTTACAGGCATTAAATTAGATGAAACATACTACGATGCACCAAACGATAACAATTCTAAACAACTAGATGAGAATGTAGAAGATCCAACAAGTGCAATATCAGTTAGTCAATTTGGAGATTATCTAGCAGGAATTATGTGGGGAACTGGTAATAAAGCAGTTAGAATGAAACCAAGTAGATACTTGCTTGAAAAGACAGATTTAGCATCAGTACAAGATTACTTTGAGTTTGCATCTGATAATTTACTTTATCACATCAATCACGAAAGAGCAGGATTTAGTGGAGCATTACAATGCTATACTTATGGACAAGGAGCATTTGGAACATCAGGAATAGGAACATTTCCTAATCAAGCCTTTAAAAGAGGAATAGATGACAATGCTTTAACCTTTAGAGATTATGGAGTAGATAACATTGCTATTGGAGTAGGTCAATCAGGTCTAGTGGATTATGTATATCCAAGATATAACTGGACAGCTTCAAGAATCATTAACGAGTTTTGCTTTGATAAAGGCAATATAAGTGATGAATTAGTCAGCAAACTACCTCAGAAAATACAAGATGCTTGGAATACTAACGATGAGCAGAAGGAATTTATGCTAACAAGTGCAGTATTTCCTAGAGATGACTTCAATCCTAAGCTACAAGGTAAACGAGGAGCAAGAGTAAAAGGTATCTGGTTCTTAGATGATGAAAGAGATAACATATTTCACGAAGATGATTATAGTGAAATGCCTATCAGTATAGCTAGAGCTTCAAGAGTTAGAGGAGAGATATACGGTAGAAGTAATGCAACTATGTTAATATCAAGTATTAGAGCATTGAATTTCGTTGTAAGTAATACAATCGGAATACTAGAGAAGATGGAAGACCCAGCAATGGGGATGTGGGATGGAACTATAGCAGGAGATAATGTCATAGATACATCTTCACAGGGAATTACAGTATTTAATCCTTCATTAAGCAATGGACAAGCTCCAACTTGGCAAATGCACGATGTAGGCGACCCATCAGGAGTTATTAACTTCTTAATACCTTATTTTAGAGACCATATAACAACAGCAAGTAAAGTAGATTCATTATTAGATTTCAATAACGAAACACAAATGACAGCTACAGAAACTATCAAAAGAGATATTATTCGTGGTAAATCATTAAGTGGTATTTTAATTCAACAAAAAACAGAACTACTTATACCTACTATGAAAAGGTCTATTAGTGTATTATGGGATTTAGGAGAACTAGGAACATTACCTGATGCAGAGAATATCGAAACATTAACAGTAAAATCACCAGAGAGAATCATACCTAATGAGATACTAGAACTAATTGAAGAAGGAAAACCTTGGTATGATCTAGAGTTTAACAACGAATTAGAGAACTTAGTAAATACTCAAGAGCTAGAAAGACTATTGAAATTCGCACAAGGACTACAATTAGCAGCTTCATTAGACCCTACAATGACACAGAGTTCAGATATATATAAATGGTTAGAAGAATTCTATACTAATCTTAAACTACAATCTCCACTAATGATAGGAGCATTGAAGTATAAAGATATTAAAGCTCAACAAGCACAGGTTCAAGAGATGGCTATGGCTATGCAAGCAGGACAAGCAGGAGCAGATATAGGTAAGACTAATTCAGAAGCAGGTAAAAACAATATGGAGATTCAAAATGGACAGAAATGACCCAGTTAAAAGTATCATAGATGATATACAAGACAGAAAAGAAGCTAAAAAGA